GAGTGTCTAGGAGGTTTTGTTGGGAGAACATGAGAGCCTACTCCCAGTAAGCATTTCGGAGCAGAAAAATTCAAGTTTCCATAAATGTCAGGTACGACACTCATTCCACCTGTTTCTCCGCCCGAATCTGGTTTGCTAGTTGGATCATCAAAATCGAACCAGTCACCGAGCATCTCATCTACTTGGTGAAAACCAGCTTGAGCCGCATTCCGTAAATGCGCTACTCCAGATGTGGCCAGGTACTTCGTGAGTTCCGTCTGCATAGCAGAATAAAGGATCCCAGCGGCAGCTGAAGCCTGCATCTCAGCAGTTTCCTCTTCTTCATCATTAGAAAGAGAGACTGTGTTTGCTATCCTTGGTCCAGCAACTTGGACGCCATGCAAAGAACACCATATATTTATCGTGGCACTTCTGGGTATAGAAGAGTCAGCAGAAAAAATCCATGGGCCTCCGATTATTTTCAAATCAGTAAGCAATCTGAAATTGTCGTCGGTTGTTCCTGGCTGAACAAACTTAACGTAATCAAGCCATTTGTTGAGGAAATTCCAAGGAATCATTATTCTTCCGCTATTGGCAGAAGAAAAATCTGCGATCTGACAATCAGTATGTGACAACAATCCATAATCACTCTCGAGATTACTCGAACTACGTCTACTATCAAGCGGGACGCACGTAAATCCTACGGCTCCCCAAACTTGAGGGACAGACATAATCTGATATCTCCATTCCATGAAATCCCACCTCAAATAACGAAAGGTGGCCATGGCGCTGGCAAACGGCGTGAGAGTAAGAATTGGACAAGTAACCACATTCACCTGAGGTGAAGAGGTAGTATAAACAATGTCACTAACCTTGTATTCTCTTTCCAAAATCCGAGTAGGAGTTTGGTCAGCCCAAGGCGAAATATCACGAGGTCGTGGCAATTTCGGGGCTAATGTTTTAACTTCAACGGGTGTCTCGACTATAAAATCTACTAATCCGTTGGATTCCACTTTCGTGGAGGGTTCTTCGTTTAATACGTTTTCGCTGATCAATTTAACGATGGGCTCTAGTTTAGCTGATCATCGTGCTAGAGCTCGAACCCCTAATCTGTAAGGCGCGATCCGTGAAAATCTAGGGGTCATTTCCACGTCCATGCATTCCTTACTCACTGTTACCAGTGGTTTGTTTTGCTCAATTTATACTCGAGAGCTAGAGATATTAGTTTAATGTCATTGCGGACGGGACAAAAGTTATGAGCGGTTGCTCATCATTCCAGTACCCCAGCGGTCTTCGTAAAATTCATACGAACCTGCTGTGTACGGTATATTATAAATTTCGCAATAAGTGCGAATTCTTTCTTCTTCCTTTCGGAAAACTTCTGGACCATAATGAAAATACTCCATCATCGCCTGTTCAACGTTAATTGCAAGTTGTTCAGACGCGGGACGTAAATTCGATTTTTTGATCCACAGAAGCATTCCGTGTATGCTCTCTCTCGAAAGAGGAGCGGTATATAAAGTTTCCCTGGGACGAAACTTTCGACATAAAAATTCCAAATCGTCAAACTCGACGAACTTAGAATTAATAACACCTTTTTGAGCGGTGGTATAAGTCATGCCAAAAGTCTCCCAGATAAACTCTCCTAAGGTTTCCATATTTATAAAATCTTTGAGATCGTCACAAACTGACCAAAGATTATCATCGCCATAAAATGCGCAAATCAAATCAACCAGTCTTGATCGTTCTCCCAAGTTATTCATAGTACACACAAGCCAATGAAATGCATTAAAAATACACACATTAACAAATGAGTTTAGAAAACCTGTAAGCCAACCTCCTGAACTGTTCATCCAATCTGACCAGTAGCACTCACCATTAATAACAAATATCGGTGCAATACTACTCATACAGACATTAAACAAATACCAGTCGTAGAGATTGTCTCCAGAATTTATATACCACTTCATCGCAAGATAAAGAGCATATCCAAACTTGGCAATGATACCAGAATCAAATCCTGAGTAATCACCGCCTCCGAAGTTTTTGTGTCGCTTAAGCTTTTCGGCCAAGATCCACCACTCGGGGCCGTGTGGGTTTATTCCTATCGCCACATCAGTATCCAGGTGATTTTCTTTCATATAAAAAACAACATCTCCAACAACCATAATGGTCATAATAAGATGCGCCAAGCTTCCAACACAAAAAATTCGGGTCTTTCCTTGATACACGCGATCCAAATCACGTGTTTCATCCTTTAAACATGCTGAAACTACGTTTTTAAGCTCGTAGCCAGCCTTCATAGCAATGAAAAGCTCCATTACTTTGTTTCGGAGGACAGGGTTTATCCAAGCCGGCTCAGTTTCCGTAGCTTTACGCCACAGCTGATCTCGAGACTTAAAACCTTCGACTTTAAAGTCGAACCCTATCGAGGCTTGCATGTCCAATTGTTGAATTGCTTCTTCAATTGTATACATGCGAAATTTTCGCTTAGTGCTAGGAAAAAACCCAGCGAATGCAATTTCTGGTTCTTGTTCGAACAGTTCTTGCATCCACCTAGG